GTCCATGATTCTTTTGGGCATGACAATATCGGTCTGCATTGGATTGTTTGACTCTCATGTAGATAACAACAAAATCTTTGAGATGCTGATGCCAGCCTTTCAGACCATTGTGGGCGGCTTTATTGGGCTAATCACCGGAATTAAAATAGGTAGTAACCAACAAAAATGAACCTAACGGATAACTTTACGCTTGAGGAATTGGTCAAGAGCGAGACGGCTCTTAGGCATGACATGGATAACACACCCGGGGAGACTGAGATTGCTAATCTTAAAACACTCTGTGAAAAGGTACTCCAGCCCGTCCGTGACCACTTCCAAACCGGAGTCAAGGTCAACTCAGGATTCAGGCACCCCGAAGTCAACGCAAAGGTGGGTGGCTCAAAAACGTCCGACCATTGTAAGGGACAAGCCGCTGACATTGAGATTCCCGGTATTGCCAACGCAGACCTAGCCGTGTGGATCATGGATAACTTGACCTATACCCAGTTGATCCTTGAGTTCTACACCCCCGGAGTGCCTGATTCGGGCTGGGTTCATGTCTCCTACGATCCGGCTAACCTTAAGAAGCAAAACTTGACCGCTACCAAGCAAAACGGTAAAACAGTGTATCTACCGGGACTTGTAGCGTGAGGAAAATATGCCGTTCATACCTTTAAAATTTCGACCCGGAGTCAACCGAGACACCACCAACTATGCCGGTGAGGGTAATTGGTGGCAGATGGACAAGATCCGCTTCCTGTCGGGTTTCCCCCAAAAGATTGGTGGTTGGGCTAAGGCTACGCCGAATACCTTCCTTGGCACCTGCCGGGGGCTGTGGAATTGGATTACAACCTTCTCTGATAACTTATTAGCGGTTGGTACCAATCTCAAACTTTATCTTGAGGTTGGTGATTATTTCTATGACATCACCCCACTCCAAGGGCAGACTGCCGCTGGGGATGTGACATTTACCGCTACAAACGGCTCTTCTACGATCCTAGTATTGGACACAAGTAACCCAGCCGAGGCCGGAAACTATGTAACCTTTAGTGGTGCGGCCTCTCTTGGCGGGAACGTAACGGATACCGTGCTTAATGCTAACCATGAGATTGCTACTGTTATTAACTCTAATGCGTACACAATCATCGTTCCGGTTACAGCCAACGCATCTGACTCCGGTAATGGCGGTGCTTCTACCATTGGCTACTATGATATTGATGTAGGGCCTGTTATTGATGTGTATGGATACGGTTGGGGCGCTGGCACTTGGGGCCGACTTGGTTGGGGCCTTGGATCTGTTAATCCTGTAATTACTCCGGCTAGGTCTTGGTGGTACGACAACTTTGATAATGACTTAGTCGCCAACATTCAAAATGGCCCAATTTATTATTGGCAGCGAGGATCTGACTCTAGCGCTCTTACGTCGTTAGGAACTCGTGCGGTGTTGTTGTCTTCTATTGGGGGTGCTACTGATGTACCAGTCAAAGTCGGTCAGGTTCTTATCTCGCAACAGGATAAGCATCTTATCTCTTTTGGGAGCGTTCCTTACCTTTCTTCTAGCGTGGATGATTTTGACCCCCTTCTTATTAGGTGGGCTGATCAGGACGATCCTTTCAACTGGACTGAAACAACAGACGGTACCAGTTCGGCAGGCGCTTTCAGAGTATCTCGTGGATCAAGGATTATCCGGGCGATACCCACCCGACAAGAAATTTTAGTTATTACGGATACACATCTTTACACGCTTCAATTTACAGGAACCAACGAAGTATTTGCTCTGCAAGAGTACGCAGATAACATTTCAATTGCAGGCCCTCGTGCCGTAATATCGGCTAATAACGTTACATTCTGGATGGGGCAGGATAAGTTCTATGCCTATACTGGGCGAGTAGAAACTCTACCCACAACACTACGTAATCAAGTCTTTAGTGATATTAACCTCGATGCCGGATACGCCATCATCGCAGGGACAAACGAAGGCTGGAATGAAGTCTGGTGGATGTACCCAAGTGCTAATTCTAACTACCCCAACAAGTACGTAATCTTTAACTACAACGAAAAGATTTGGTACTACGGCACTATTGACCGAACAGGCTGGCTGGATTCACCACTACGTAGTTCTCCACTGGCTGTAAATACACCACTTGGCTCAAACGTAGGAACGCTTTATTTCCAAGAAAATGGGGTAGATGATGACAACCTCCCAATGGAGTCATACATTATTTCAAATGACTTTGACCTCGCTGATGGTGAGCAATTTATGCTTACTCGCCGCATACTGCCCGATGTTAGTTTTGATGGGTCTACAGCAGCGCAACCAGAAGTCAAGATCCAACTCCGACCACGACGATTCCCCGGAACCTCGGCTACGGCTAGTCCCTCGGATGAGAAACGGGTAGTAGAGGTATCAGCCAATACATACACCGACGAGATCTTTATCCGTGCCCGTGGTCGCCAGATGGGATTTAAGATTAGTTCAACCGACCTTGGTGTGCAATGGCAGTTGGGGGTACCCCGCCTTGATGCAAGACAAGACGGTAAGAGGTAAATGTGGCATTAGAAAGATTCCGTGCCTCTCCATTACCTATACCCCCTGCGGAATATAGTCCGGAGCATTTTAGGCAACTCATACGGGTACTGGAGTTATATTTTAACCAATTAGACTCGCTTACCCCCAACCAAGCACAGTCGTATCGGGCTGATAACTTTTATGGTGGTACGTTTAGTGGTGATTTAGTAGGTGGGGATGTAACGGCTGACTCTGTTACTACCGATCTTTTAACCGCATATCAAGCCTATATTTTTTCTTTAACGGCAAGCGCTACAACGGTTAGTGTTTTAAAGTCTGACGCTATCTTCAACCGGCGATATGTTGGCACCCAAGCAATGATCGGTGAAGTTTACTCCGATTTCTTTTATGGTAGTGGGAAGTATCTGTCAACTCCTTACAACCAACTTATTAGTAACACGGATCAAGCGGCGGGCGCTTTAGGTACGGCTTATGCCATTACGTATGACACTACAGACTTTCCTGACGGGATTACGGTAACTAGCGGTTCTAGGATTACATTTGCAGATACCGGCGTCTATAACATTACATACAGTATTCAGTTTGAAAATGACAACAACACTACTGAAACCGTAGATATTTGGTTGCGTTATGAAGGCACAGACATTGCTGGTACTAACAGCCGATTCAGTCTACCCCCAAGAAAAAGTGTAGGGGTTCCATCCACTTTGATTGCTGTTACACCAATTATGGTAGACGTAGAAGCAGATGGAGACTATGTAGAAATTATGTGGCACCCGTCTGATCTTGGGGTCACAATTGAGCATTACAACGCCGTTACCGCTTCCCCCGGAGTTACCCCCGCCATTCCAGCCACCCCGTCCGTTATTGTGGGTGTGACCTTTATTTCGGCCCAATTCCCACCAACCAAACGAGTAGCCCCCCTCCCAGTTTTTGGCTTTGGTCAGGTGGGTACAGTAACCATCACAACCCCATAGACTTGACTTGACAAATTCAGGATAATCTCAATATGAACGGTTTAAACGCTTATCCCAGATCAATCCCCAGATTCCAGTCTGGCGGCAGCACTGGCTTTTCTATTGGAACCGCTCCTGCCCCAAGTGGCGGGGTTTTGGATGCGTTTACTAGCCCCATGCAGGGAACCCCAACCATAAGTACTCCGTTTGGAACCACTCATGGTCTTAGTATGTCATCTCTCATAGGACTTACAAACCCGGCTCTTGCTGCCCCTTTAACCGCCCTTACTGTGGCAAATAGTCTTTACAATTCATTTATGGGTAAGCAAGACCCAGCCCCAGTAGATGACGCAGTTGTGGATGCGTACTCCCCCCCAGCCCCCGGGATTGCTATTGGGGCACCGGCAGGGGTATCTGTTGAGGGGATCTCCCCGGGTTATACCGAGCCGGGACTAGCCCAATCAGTTCTAGACTCAATGATTGCAACCCAACAACAAGAACAAGCACAAGCGCAGGCTGAAGCACAAGCGGCAAACGCCGCTACGGTTGCCGCTACAGCAGATGCTGTTGATGCTGATGCTGGCGCTACTGCTGCCGCTAATGCTGCTGCCGCCGCTGCCGCTTCTACTGATAACGGTGGAGGCGGTGGAGGCGGAAATGAAGGCGGTGGAGGCG